GCAATGTAGTAAGCCAATCCAGCCGCAAGACAAGGTATGAACCTTGGCGGCATGTCTGCTGTAGTACCGACACCGGAAGAAACTCCTGATATACCTTTTAGCCTGTAATAGGCCAATGTGTATGTGCTTAGGTCAGGAACCGGCCACAAGGTGATGTTCACCTGTGTTGCCTGTCTGTCTACATAAATCTGGTTAGGGCGGCCTTGAGTGTTCTTTGAGCCTTGTTGAGCATATGTCGAAACGCTGATGCGAGATACGTTAGTATCAAGCTGAGATGTTCCGCTGCCCGTTCTAAGCTGATGCTCAATAAGGTCGATAGTGTCCGTAGGAAGTGTATAAGTCGCTGTGCCAGCAGTGAGAGCCTGTGTGCCAGCTTCGATAGTCCAGAGATTAAGTCCACGGTTCTGCCACTCCAATGTAAGTAGGTTAATGCTTCTACGGGCTGTTTTGAGATCATACCCCGTTGTCATTTGAAGGCCAGCCCTCTCAAAAGCCTCTTCAAATATTTCAGGTAGATCAGGTGTCACTACTGACATTACTTAGTTCTCCTGTGCGCTCTAGTCTTAGCGGCAATCTTTTTGGGCTGCTTTGAGAATTGTTTTCCTGCTTTAGTGGCTTTCCTCTTGGCCTTTGTTGTGGCCGCGTATTCTTTAGAAGAGAGTGATTTTATCGCACTAGATGGGAGATATCTCTCACCAGTCGCTTTTGAACCTTGAGTAGATGGCTTACCGCTTTTGGTGCGCCACTTCTGCTTTGTCCAAGACTTCAAACTTCTTTGCGACTTCTTTAGAGGCATTACTCTCTCGACTTTCGTATCTCTTCAAGGCTCTCTTGTATGGTCATATCTTTTTTTGCATTAGGGTCATACTTACACTGATATTCACTCGGTACAAACTCCAGATACTCAAAGAACTGAGACTCAATAGTATTGTTTGCACCCTTAAATACGCAAATTAATTGTCTATTGTCTAATTTTTCGCACTTTACCTTACGACAGGTTACCATTTGTTCCGCTTGTGCGGTATGTGATTTTAACAACAATATGAACAGGGTTAAGGCTGAGAAGCCCACTCCGACAGTCACAATCCACGCTATAACCTCTACAAACTTACGCCTACGCTCTCTTTGCTTGTACAAAGTTTCTTGGCGTCTTTTACGGATTTGGCCTTCCATTCGGACAAGCTCATCCCATTTGGACTTGCCCATAGTCAAGGAAATCCACTGCTGTAGCTCATAACGCTGCTGCTGCGCCTTTTGCTTGTTGGCAAAAGTCGTTATAGCCTCTTGTTCGACGCTCTGGCCGCCAAACAGCTTTTTAAAAATTGGGGGGTTTTTGGCCTCTTTCTCCATCTGATCAAGGTCAGATAAAGCGCCCATCCAACGCGACAGGTCAGAGGCCATAGACTCAATATCACGACCAATAGCAAAGCCCTTTTTAAGCGCTCCGAATGCCGCTGAAGCGGTTGCCATTGCAGAAATTGGATCCATCAGTAAAGCCTTATGTCTTCATCCACCATCTTAGGCAGACAATATGCGGTTATCTTCTCTCCCTGTTTATGTAGCCTTTGCGCGAAATAAACACAGTCATTTACATCTGCGAAATACATATCATTGCTGACAAGCTGCTTATTCTCCCCAACGCCTAAAAAAACGAAGAGGAGAAAGGCATGCTTCATATCTAATCCTTGTAGCCTCCCCCTGCTTTTTTATAAGCAGAAGCAAGCATTTGCGCCTTTCTCGCTGACCACTGACCCGGAGCGCCGCCCTTTCCGCCAGCTTTGATCCTGTTAAAGATCCGCTTACGCATGCCCGGTTTAGTGTAGTTGCCCGCCTCATTCACCTTAGACTTTGTTTTGCCCCCAGATGAATACGCAGCAACCTTGCTCTTTCTAGTGTAGGAACCCTTTCCTTTCTTAGGCTTCACTACACTAGGACGAAACTTGCCCTGCCCCAACTCTTTGGCCATAGGGTTCTTGACCTTGCCGCCCCTAGACAAAGCAACTGGCTTCTTCTTGCTATTGCAGAGCATCTTTGCCGCCCTCATTAGAACCTCCTATGCCCTTTTGTTGACCTTGCCAGCCGTTCTTGTCCTTTTGAACGACCTATTCTTGGAAGCTGGGACAACCTTCAAGTTAGACTTCCTGTTGTCCCTAGGATTCCCGTTCCTGTGAGCGACATCCTTGCCGTCGCCCTTTCTTACCTTTCCAGCGGCGACCATCTTGCGCCTTGCTGTATTCCTGCCAGCCCTGCTCTTCTTCTGAGCAGTAGTGGACTGGTAGCTCTTGTACTCAGACCTGTAGTTGCGCCTACCGCTGGTTGCCACGAGTCCTACCTCTAGAAGCAATGCCGTCGATAGAGCGTGTGCGCTTTGACTTCACCACCTTGCCACCACCAGACATCCTGTCGGCCCCAGCCATTCCGGTTGCCTTCATTGCGTCTGATCCAGCCTTTTTCTTTTTTTTGTCAGCTTGGCTGGCCATCAATCCAAGAACGCCCATGCCCTTGCCGCCACGAACCATCTCACCAATTGGCCCCTTGCCCTTAGCAATGCTGTAGGCTGGAGAGAATGTTTCTAGAAAACCACCAACATTCTTGTTTTGCTGTGTCTTCTTGTTAACCCTTGCGACGGCCTTTGGGTTTTCTTTTATGGTCCTATTGTAGGCCCTTTTCTGACGAACCTTACTGTCCTTAACTGCAATGCCACTTTTAGGATCAAACCTTTTAGGGGCCAGAAAATTCTCTTCCTTTAGATTGCTTCGATAAGCATCCTTCAAAGACTCTCTTATTGACTTTGGCCTAGCTGGGCCTTTGTTACTCTTCTTCATCTTATTCCCCTTTAACTGCTGCTGCATGGAAGCTCGCGAGATTGTCATCGTAAGTCCTTCCTGTGAACTCTTCCCACATTGGCTTCAGCATATCGTGAAGCTCATCGATCTTCTGACTGTTGTCGTCAATCTTAACAGCCATAACGGCCACGTTCTTATCCACGCCAATCAATGTAGACGATATCCATGTGACACCCGTGGCACACATGCCAATAATGGAAACAAACAATGTCCCGGCTATGAAGTTAGTGTTTAGCATTTCCATCTCTTCCTAGCCTGCCGCAGCCTGCTATTAGGGTTCTTAGCCGCTTTGGGGAACTGTTTCATTTGCCCAGCAGAACGGGCGCAGAAAGACTTCCTACGCTTCGCTGCTGCACTTCCGGGCTTTACCTTGCCTGTAACCGCTGTCTTTAGCTTACTACCGGGGTTTTTGCGCCTGTAAGCCGCAACGCCAGCCTTTGTCATGCCAGCGCCGGACTTTGTGGAACGAAAGTTCTTCTTGTTTCTGGGGGGCATCTTAGCCTTACGCTCTGCCATGAATAACCCCTACGAGAGAAACACCGTCACACTAGAACAGGCCGTTAGATCCAGATACACATCCGTATTAAACAAGATGCCGTTATCAGGGATGTTTACAGAAAATGTGCTGCCCGTGCCGAAAGCGAGGTCTAGCATAGTAGTGCCGCCAGAACCTCCATCTTTCAAAACAACTTGCGGGCTTCCAGAACCTGCTGTCACCACTTGGATCTGACGCACTCTAGCGCGACCATCAAAGACGGTTGCGTCCGCTGTCTTGGTTACTGCGAATACATCAGAAGCTGACATGATTGCCCCCTACTACGCTATTTGAACGTATTCAATAATGAAGGTAAAGGAGCCTGCCGTTGTTGCATCTACTGTATTGGTGATGTTGCAGAAGATCGTTCTTGCCGTGTCTGTGTATTGTACAGAAGCTGGAGCCGTTGTTCCGCTCTGCGTTTGAGTGACCAAGGTCGTGGTCGTTACGTTGTGTGCGACAACGGTTGTACCACCATCAAGGATTTCATCAGTAACAGCCGCAACAATCTGTGCGCCAGAGCTAGATGTGCCAACCTCATAGCCAATATCGCCTGTCCCAATAACGGGAGAAACATCACAAAATATTTTAATATCAGTGATGATTGTGTTTGCTGGCTGTGTGAACTCGCCAATGGTTGGGCTGTCTCCTGCTGTGGTGTTTACTGTTACACCCGTAGCAAAGCCGACATGCTTAACATACTTATTCGTCACGATACCGGTTGAAGCTGTGCTTGAAACGGTGGTGACAACGCCTGTGGTGGCGTCCTTTGAAATTACTTGGAATCCGTTTTCTGAACGGACGGGACCGTTGAACGTAGTATTGGCCATGAGGAACTCCTTGTCGTGGCTAGTGTCAGCTTAAAGCTGTCAAGGTTCTTAATTAGTATACACAAAAAAGGGCGGTGTGAAACCGCCCTTCTTATTTTTCTTTTATGAAAAGTTACAGGTAACTTCTCAGAGGCTGAATCAGCCTCCGCGAGAACCGTACATTCCAAGCGGATCGGATACGCCGAAGCTGTAACGCTCACGAGCCTTGTACCGGACGTTACCAGTATCAAAGTCGCCATCCATAGAGGTTGCCATTGGCGTCCGGACAAAATGCTTCATTCCGTTAGGAACATCAGTTGTCAGGAAGAATGCGTCAGTATCGGTCAGGTAGTGGTTGACACGATACCCCTCTGGGATAGAGCCGTTAGAACGGATGGCGTTCAGATCATTGTCAGCTGTGCCGACACGCAGATCTGTTTCCAGCAAACGAGTTGCAACAAACATCAATGCTGGCGGGACGATCAGCTTGCGAGGACGCGCTGCAATCAGAAGGCCACGCTCATCTACATAAGCTGCGATCTTGATTACTGCGTCTTCCAGTGATGTCTCGTTCAGATCAACATCTGTTGACGGACGGTTTGCATTGTTGCCACCAGCTACAGTCGGGTGAGCCGTGCTGAACAGGGTTACGCCATCTCCAGAATTGAAGGTGGTAAAACCATTGTTGAGCAAAGCTGCTGCCTTGACCTGTTTGGTGTACGCCATAGCCCGTGCGAGGGCTTTGGTGTAACGAGCCGAAAGAGCATCGTACAGGTTATCTTCCATGGCCTCTTCGGTCACAGAAAAGCCCATGGCAACCGTTTCGTGGTTGTAACGAGCAGTGTACGACTCTTGCGCTGAATCGAAGCTGATAGCAGAACCTTCGGGTTTAACAGGCGCTGCGCCGAAACCCGATAATTTTACTTCTTCTTCAAAACTACGCTCTGAGTTCTCTGTTTCGTAGATCTCAGCATGTTCGTTTTCGTACTTTTCGTACTCAAGACCAAACAGTGCGTTAAGACCGGGAAGCAGCTCTTTCAGGAGTTGTGCGCGTGTAATAGCCATTTTCTACTCCTTACGCCGAGCCAGTTGTTGATGTGTGCTGGTGGTAATTGAACTTACACACCAATACCGGGAAAGACGTACCTTTCTCGTCGCCCTGATCACCACCAAGATAGTCGATGATGCGGATTGGAAGCTGGGGATCTGTGCCGATCTCCGAAATATCCAATGCAACACGGCTAATCTTCAGCGATGTATTTGGAGCGGTTTGTACGAGAGCGGTGTTCTTGCCATAGATATCACCAGTGTTAGTCGGCGCACCATCTGCTTGAATGGTGAACAGAACATTTGGGTCATCTACGACATACGCCATAATATCGGAAGCTGCTGTGCTTGCCGGATATAGCTGGCTGAACGTCTTTTGATCGGTGTTCGGATCTGTATACGAACACCCAAGGAAAACACCAACCATATCGATTGCGGTTGATGTGTCCCCTGTGCCGGACTGCTTTTCGATTGTGGTTGCGGTTCCACCGTCAACCAGTTGTACGATATCACCTGTGGCAATCGCTGTGCCATAACCCGATGCAATCGGATACTGGCGGAAAGCCTCAAGAGAACCAC